TATTCAAATCACAGAATAGTTCAACATGGACTCCAAGCCAATTAGAAGACTTGAAGTTTACACTTAAGAAAGCAAAATTTGTAACAAACAAACCTTCTATTGTATTATTAGACAATGTAGAATTGAATTCTGCACACATTAGAAGACAGAATCCTGTATTTGCATATTCTAAGAGAGCAAATGTTTCAATTGGAATTACTGATACTGCGTTTACCCTTGGTAACGAGGTTAAACAAACAGTTAGTGGTGTGACTCATACTGGTAGAATCTTTGCAAAAGGTGGACCTATCAATTATGGTACAACAAGCATCGATTACGTCTCTGGAACGGGTATTGGACTCACTAATGGTACATTTACTGGAATTGGGTTTACGTCCCTCACAGGTTACGGTGGAGGTGCTCAGGCTACAGTTACAGTTGGAGGTGGTGTTGTTACTGGTATTGAAATTACTACTAATGGTTCAGGATACGCTCCTGGTGATTTAATATCAGCAAATGCCCTTGGGTCAACTGGTACTGGAGTAAGAGCAGTCGTTGGTGTTGCTGCTTCTACAAACCTATTGGTTGTGGATAACATTTCAAGTCAATTTGTTGATAGTCAAGCAGTAACATATACTAATAGTTCTGGTGCAAACACTGTACTACCTGGTGTTGGTGTTAATGTTAATAACGATACCATTAGAGATGGTACAACAATGCTATTTGATCATCATAATCATGGTATGCATTCAAGTCAGAATAAAGTCAAGGTTGAACACTTCAAGAGTGATGTTCCAACAACGACACTATCAGCAAAAGTTGAAGATGATTCTACAACCTTAAGTTTAACCGATGGAACTCTATTTGGAACATTTGAAGATGGTGCTGTTGGAGTAGCAAATACTGGATATGTCAAGATTGATAATGAAATTCTTTCTTATACTTCTATTACTGGTAATGAAATTGACATTACTGCTGCAAGTAGAGCTATAGATGAAAGTTTGAAATCAATTCATGAATCTGGTACTGTAGTTGAGAAATATGAATTCAATGGTGTTTCTTTAAGGAAAATTAATAAAGAGCATGATATATCTGATAAAGAAAAAGGATTCAATAGTTACTATATTGAATTAGCAGATAAGACAAAACCATTCAATGCAACTAAAGCAGGTGGTGGCGATCAAGTAAAAGCATCTCAAAATATTCCTTTTGAGATAATAGATCCAAGAATTAGTACAATTACTCCAACTGGCACTGACGTTACTGCTAGAATTAAGACTACATCTGGAACTAGTTTGAGTGGTAATGAGGCATCATTTACTGACAAGGGATATGAAAATGTTTCTCTTAATAAATTAAATTACTTAGATGATCCTAGAATCGTAGCATCTAAAGTTAATGAATATGGAATACTTGGTGGTGCAAAATCATTTGGTCTTGAGTTAACTCTTTCTACTAGAAATGAGCATGTTTCTCCAGTTGTGGATTTGGACACAGCAAATATTGTTTTGATTAGTAACTTAATTAATAATAAGGTTACTGATTATACTACTGACAGTAGACCAAGAGTTCCAGGATTTGATCCAAACTCAGCCATATATGAGACAAAGAGAATTAATTTAGAATTCCCTTCAAACTCAATACAGGTAATGTTTGATGGTCATAGGGATGCAGAAGCAGAATTCCGTGTATTCTACAAATTATTCAGAAATGATGCTGTAGGTGTTCAGCAAAATTACATACCATTTAATACTAATGGTTTGAGTGACAAGACAGTTAATCCAAATACTACATTAAATGCGTTCAGTGAATATAAGTATACTGCAGAGAATACTCCACAATTTAATGGATTCATGATTAAGGTTGTTATGACTGCTAACACTCAAGCAAATCCACCAAGATTCAAGAATTTCAGATCAATTGCATTAAGATCATTTGAAATTACATAATGACTGAATATTTAAAAGTAAAGTCTGATGTCTCTTTAGTTAGAGACATGGACAGTAATGCGATAGTGAATCAAAATCAAAGTGAATATGATAAATTTATGTCTCTTTCAAAAAAGAAATATAAAGAACAAAATGAATTAGATACTATGAAATCCGATTTAGATGCATTGAAAAGTGATATGGAGGAAATAAAATCTCTTCTCAAATCATTGGCACGTAATTGAATTATAAATACATCAAGATAGACTCTAACTGACTACTAATGGCAGCATATGTTAGTAACATAGTAATAGATATAGGTGCTGATTTTAATCAGACCTTTAATCTTGAAAATAGTGCGAATGCTCCTTTGGATTTGACAGGTTACACTGCTACTTCCATTATGAAGAAGCATCCTGCATCATTAAACAATACTGCAACATTTGCTTGTTCCTTTCCTGATAGGTCTAGGGGACAATTGAGAATTTCATTAGGTTCATCAATTACACCTTCACTAAAAGCAGGAAGGTATAGTTATGATATCTTATTGAAAGATGGTTCTAATGTAAAAACCAGAGTAGTTGAAGGAAGTGCTCTTGTTACTGCTGGTGTAACCACAGGATAACCAATATGGCAGATATTAAAGTAAGAGTTGGGTCAAACGAAGCAATTAAAGTTGTATCATCACTATCTGGTAGTGGAGGAACTTTAGGAGCATTAAGTGACATTGACATTTCAGGTGGATTAAGTAATGGTATGGTGCTAGTTTACAATTCTTCGACATCAAAGTGGGAAGCCACTTTAGATTTAACACCAGGCAATACACAGAATTTGGACATTAACGGAGGTAGCTTCTAGCCATGGCAAGTATTATTAGGGTAAAGCGATCCACGGGAACCGCAGCACCTACTTCAATCAATTATGGTGAATTAGCAGTAACCGTTGGATTAGCAACGCACGGTACCTTTGGTGGGCGACTGTTTGCTGGTGACAACACTTCACCAAACCCAGATCCAATAGAAGTTGGTGGTAAGTATTATACAGATTTAATAAGATATAATAAACCAGGAGAAATTAGAGAAGGAAGAAACGCAGATGCTGGTAGACTTTCTAATGGATTCATTCCTGTTATGGACAGGGAAAGTGCAGGTAATCCAGGTGGTGCAGGTAATATTGCCAACATGCCAAGAGTTGACTTTTGGGGTGTTGATCAGTTAACGTTTGATGATAATGTAATATCAACTAATGCAACTAACGCTGATCTTATACTTAGAACGAATGGTACTGGTACTGTAAATCTTGAAGATGATAAGAAATTAACTTTTGGTACTGGTGAGGATGGTAGCATTTACTATAATAATGCTTCAAATCAAGTTATTGTAACTGGTGTTGAGTGGAAGTTTGAAGGTACTAGAGCATTCTTTGATAATGTTGGTATTTCATCCAATGTAATTTCTACTAAATCTGGTGGAGGTAACACACTATACATTGACCCATATCCCGATGGTTTAAGTAGTGATGGTTTAGTTATTGTTAAAGGTAGTTTACAAGTAGATGGTACTACAACTACAGTAAACTCTACTACATCAACTCTGAATGATCCAATAATGAATATTGGTGATGTCACTAGTGAGTTGACCATCATGACATATGATGTTGCTTCTGGTGTATCAACAATGACTGTCGATAAGACAGTTGGTATTAATACTGGAGACATTATTTCTGCTACTGGTCTTCCAAACTCTGGTGTAACTACCGTTACTGCTTATAATAGCACTACAAAGGTTGTTACATTTACTGGAACAACCACAGCTGGAATAAGTACTGGAAGTCAGATTACAGTTACTCATGCATATGATACCAATACTGACCGTGGTATTTCATTCAACTACAATGAATCCAGTGGAACTGCTGCTAATAAAACTGGTTTCTTCGGTTATAATGATAGTGCAGGAGAAAATAGTAATGCTCCAGCAAGATCGTTAACTTATATTCCTGATTCTACAATCACTGCTAATGTGGTTGCTGGTACAAGAGGTTTCCTAGATATCAAAGGAATCTATTTCCAGTCAGGTGATTTTGATGCAGTAGGTAATGGTATTGTTTATTTCGATACTACTGGTAAAATGGTTGGTGCTGCAAGTACCAATGCTGGTATATCTACTTCTAACTTTGTACTAACAACAAATGCTGCTGGCATACCTAAGTGGACAACAACTCTCGATGGAGGAACTTTTTAGATGAATAGTGAAGTTGATGTGAATATCTTGGTCAGAAATTATCATAGGAGACTTTCTGAAGTGATTAATCAAAATGTTTTATTAGAATCTAAACTAGAATCTTTAACACAAGATTATGCACAATTGCAACAAGTAGTTCAAGATCTACAAGAAGAACAAAACGAGACGGAATCTGAAGAATGAGTCAACCAAGCACCAGACAAGGATTAATAGATTATAGTCTACGAAGACTTGGGTATCCTGTACTCGAAATTAATGTAGATGATGATCAGATTGATGACATCGTTGATGATGCCATTCAATATTACAATGAAAGGCATTATGATGGTATAGAACGAGCTTTCCTAAAACATAAAGTAACTCCTGCAGAAAAGGCAATACTTGAAAATGCTGATGGTTCTGCTGGAATTACTACAACTACTACAACATCTAGTACTGGTATCAGTTCAGTTGGATGGGAAGAAAATCATAATTTCTTACAGTTACCAGAGCATGTTATTGGTGTAAATCAAGTCTTTAAGATGGACAATAGTACCATATCTAGTGGTATGTTCAATATTAAATATCAATTATTCCTGAATGATCTATATTATTATGGAGCTCTTGATTTATTAAATTATACAATGACAAAAACCTACTTAGAAGATTTAAGTAGACTTATTACACCAGATGTCCAAATAAGGTTTAATAAGAAACAACATAGACTTTATATGGATATTGATTGGAAACAATTTAGTGAGGATCAGTTTATTGTTCTTGATTGTTATAGAGCAGTGAATCCTGCAGATTTCGCTTCTGTTTATAATGATTTCTGGTTGAAGAAATATGTAACTTCATTAATTAAGAAACAGTGGGGTCAGAACCTTATAAAATTCCAAGGAGTTCTACTACCAGGTGGTGTTCAACTTAATGGAAGACAAATATATGATGATGCAATGGCAGAACTAGAAGTACTTGAGCAAGAACTCAAAACAGAGTACGAGATGCCACCTTTGGATATGATAGGATAATGTTATGCCACTTTCTCCGTATTTCCTTCAAGGGTCAACAAGCGAACAGAGATTAATACAAGATCTCATAAACGAACAATTAAAATTTTACGGGCAAGATATAGTATATCTGCCAAGAAAAGTTGTAAATAAAAAAACTATAATGAAAGAAGTGGTAGCATCCACTTTTGATGATGCTTACCGCATGGAAGCATATTTGTTAAATTATGAAGGATTTGAAGGATCTGGTGATATTCTATCTAAATTTGGTGTTCAGACTACAGATGCTGTAACTTTTGTTATATCAAAAGAAAGGTATGAGGACTTTATTAGTCCATTCTTAACTGGTCAAGCTGATGTTGAATTGGCAACAAGACCAGAAGAAGGCGATTTAATATATTTCCCACTCGATAATACTATGTTCGAGATTAAGTATGTTGAAGCAAAGAAACCATTTTATCAGTTAAACAATTTATATGTCTATACCTTGAGTTGTGAGGTTATGGATTATGCTCTTGATGAAAATATTGATACAGGAATTACTGCAGTAGATAAAGCAGCAGTAGATTTTGGATATACAACAACACTCAATATGGTTGGTGTAGACGCATCAACTGCAACTGCAACAATAACATTAGCATCTCAAACTGGTGGTGAGGCTGGTAGATTTTCTGTTAATCAAGTTGATCTGATTCATGACGGAACTGGATATACTGTTCCACCTCTTATTGGTATTGGTACAGCACCAAGTGGATTCTTAAATGCTACTGCTGTGGCCATTATGACAAGTCGCAGTGGTCAAGTTGGAAGTTCTATCGATAGTATTCAAATAACCAATCCAGGTTATGGATACATAATACCACCAACAATTACCATCAGAAGTCAGAATGCTTTTGGTAGTGGTGGTATTGCAACTGCTATAATTAATCAAGGTTCTCTATCTGCTCCAACTATAACTGATGCAGGTAAGAGTTATGGTAGTGCTCCAATAGTTACCGTTAATCCTGTTGGATTGGATACTAATATTGGAACAGGATCAACCGCACTTGCCGTTGCATATGTGAATACACTTGGTGAACTCAATTCAATCAGATATACAAATGCTGGTATTGGATATACACTTGCACCAACAATCACACTATCTGCTCCAACTGTTGCTGGACTCTCAACAGGCAATTACCTCTTTAAGGAACAAGTAACAGGTAAGTCTACTGGAACTACTGCAGAGGTTGCTAGTTGGGATCGTGATGATAGAGTACTTAAGGTAACTAATGTTGCTGGTAGTGGATTTGCAGTTGGAGAAACAGTTGTTGGAATTGGAACTACTCAAAATGGTTCAGATTCAGAGTACGTTGTATTCAGTAGATCCGAGCAAGATGAGACTGATACTTACAACGAAAACATTCTTGTGGAGTCAGAAGCGGATGCAATTATAGACTTTTCCGAAGACAATCCCTTTGGGGACTTCTAAATATTAATATAAGGAGGATACTTAGTCATGTTAGGTACATATTATTATCACGAAATTATTAGGAGAACCATCATTGCGTTTGGTACTCTTTTTAATAATATTGAGGTTCAACATAAGACCCAAGCTGGAGGAGCATTTTCTTCTATAAAAGTTCCAATTGCTTATGGTCCTACTGAGAAATTCCTAGCAAGATTAGAGCAAAAACCAGATCCAAGACAGAGAGTTGCCATTACATTGCCACGATTGGCATTTGAAATGGATAGCATTACATATGATAATCAAAGAAAGGTTTCAACAATGCAAACCTTTAAGGCAACTACAACTGATGGATCAAAGTCTGCTAGAAAAGTATTCATGCCTGTTCCATATAATTTGGGATTCAAGTTATATGCAATGACACAATATAATGAAGATTCTTTACAAATTATTGAACAGATACTTCCTTTCTTCCAACCATCTTTTAATTTGACAGTGGACTTGGTTAAATCGATTGGAGAGAAAAGAGATATTCCTATGGTATTGGAAAATGTTTCATTCCAAGATAATTATGAAAGTGGAATGGAAGAAAAAAGAGTTATCATATACACATTAGATTTTACTGCTAAGACTTATCTATTCGGTCCTGTTGCTGATAATGCCTCTGGATTAATTAAGAAGGTTCAGGTTGATTATGCAACTGATACTGCAGATAGAAAAACTGCATCTAGACAACTTAGATACATTGCAGAACCAAGGGCAGTTAAGGATTATAATGATGATGCAGTCACCAAACTAGCAGAAGACATTACACCAGGTCAACGTAAGTTCTTAGTTACTGATGTTTCCAGTCTTGTAGTTGATTCTTATATTGCAATTGGTAGTGAATTGATGTTCATTAAAGAAATTGTTGGAAATAAACTTACCGTAAGAAGAGCTGAGGATGGAACTGCTGCAGATTCTCATATCAATAATGATCCTATAGATGCAGTAAATGATGCTGATGATGCACTTATAGAAGTGGGTGATGACTTTGGATTCACCGAATATCGTTTTGAATATGGTGATGGTAGGATCTATAGTCCAACTAAGGGGGTTGACTTATGAGTAAATTTGAAGAAATAAACGATGCTTTAGATATTGAAGTATCCAATACTCCAGAAAATGATGTTGTCAAAAGAAAAGACCAACTACCAGATGTTAATGATCAAATTCAAAAAGATTATGAGTACACTAGAGGTAACTTATATTCTTTAATTGAGAAGGGTCAGGAAGCACTTAATGGAATTTTAGAAGTAGCAGAAGGTAGTCAACATGCAAGATCATATGAAGTTGCTGGTCAGTTAATTAAGAGTGTAGGTGATACTACTGATAAATTAATTGATCTGCAAACTAAAATGAAAGACTTGAATAAAGAAGAAAAAGCAAAAGGGCCATCTACTGTTAATAATGCATTATTTGTTGGGTCTACTTCTGAACTTTCTAAGTTGTTGAAGAATGGTGTACTAAATACTACTGGAGAAGAAGAAACAGAATGAAAACTTTCTCAGGGTTTAAAAAGGCCGCATCGGATGCGATGAAAAAGGTCATAAAGAAAAAGGAAGAGGAAAGAAAACCTCAGAAGGCGATGGATGCTGGTGCAAGAGCAAAAAGATTATTACAAAGAAAAGTACATAAGGCAAGAGTATCGGATTTCGTACCCGATGATATACAAGATGATTATAAGATTGATGAGAGTAGT